GCATCGCAAGTCCACCGACTTCCGGCCTGGTCACGCCGCGAACGTTCTCGAGGTCCATGATGAGGATGCTCTCAACGGCAGGCGGCACTTCCTGCGTCAATGTGGTGTAGCCCGTGGTGTTGCGTTCTCCCGCTCCCACCCATTCCGTGGCACCACTCGGAAGAACCTCCTCCTCGAGCAAGACGAAGGTGCGAAAGTCAGTCTGCGACGGTCTCGGGGTCACCATCGCTGCGATGAGGATTTCGGGATAGCGATCATCGCTGATGTTATCGCTCCCGATAGCCGCGACGACGAGCGGATACGGCACGGCCACGAAAATGCTGTCGATCTCGTCGTAGAGAGGTCCGTTTGGATCCTGGTCGGGGTCCTCCCATTCCGAGCGCGGCGGTGTCAGGAACTGCGCGTAAGGAAGCCCGAACACGTCTTCGAGGAGGTTGACCTTAATCTCGGCACTATCGGGTCTGCCGTAGTCGACCTCCATCACCCGCATAATGATCCGGTCAATATTGTACTTGGGCCAGGAGAACCGGATCACATCGCCAGGGAGGAGCGTCCACTTCCTGCGATTGACGCGGATCGAGGCGCTGGCAAGCGGGACAGCCGCCGCCGCAATGTCACGGGCTCCGACGTAGCTCGCCAGCTCGGGTGAGCGGATTCCGTAATAGTGCCGGTTCTCGCTGACGACCTCCCCCTGCATCGCGATGTTGGCAGGGTCATGATAAGTCAGCGTCTCCGTCTCCTCCGACTGAGGGTTGGTCCACGAGATGGTAATCTCGTTGACAGTCTCACCCCACAACTTGCGGCGGAACGTATCCAGGACCGCGTCGGCAGGACCGATCTCGGGCAGATTGTCAGGGTCGTAGTCGTTGCGCAGCAGCTTGAGTGTCGCAAGACCTGTTCTTGGGTTGAAGAAGAGCAGCCCCTGAATGTGATCGAGGATCTCCTGGATGAACGCCTCGATGGTACTTTGTTGCGTCCACAGAAGGGACAGGCCGAACTTCTCCTCTGCGAGTGTCTCCGCCGCTCGCACAAACGAGTCGGTGTCCACCATCGAGGGGTGGGCGCCCATACCGAAGTCTTCATTGACCAGGCACTCGTGGATGATATGGGCCGGGTTGGCATCGTGCATGCCAAAGCTGTTGACGATTACCGCGTTCGGGGCATTGAGAGACTTCGGGGAGCGGCGGAAGCGTGCCCAAACCGTTGGCACCTGTGGATAGTTGGAGCCGACCCAGAACCCCTCGCCAAGTCCGTTCCCCAAGAGAGCGAGGGTGGCCTTGCGACGGAAACCCGGCGCAGTCGCTGGCGTCAGGCCGAGGCGCGCAGCAAGAGCTGCAGGGATTTGCTGCGTCTCCGAGCCGAGCATGACGTGGACAGCCCCACCCACGCCACCCTCACGCTCGTTGCCGCCGAACAGGTTCTCGTTGTAGATATGGAGTGTTGTGTTGCCGTAGACGGCGCCACCCCACACCTGCCGATCCTTGATAAAGAGCGCTGTGAGAGCATCCACTGGGCCGTGGCAAAAGCCGAGGTGCATGGAGATAAAGAAGTCGTACCATGTTTTTCTGTTCTTTTTCTTACCCATTGGTCCGACCTCCCCTCTTCACACGAAGTACGTCTTGCACGATGGCGTCATCCATCTTCTCGACTTCCGAGATAGGGATGCCATTCTTCACGAAGTCTCTGAATGGAATGCCCTGCTGACGACACCAATCGCGGATACCCTTAACGCAATATCCGGCGCGGTTGACATCGTATATCGTCACACGGTCTTCTGNAACATCTCTCATTTTTTCTTCACCTTCTGAGACCGCTGCAGATAATATTTGTCACCCCACCAGAGGAAATTCGGACTTTTTATAAGAATTTCCCCAAAGACAACGGCAATCGGCCTTCCAGCCTCGGCAGTCGGAGCCTCCATCTCCGTGACCGCTTGGGGTTTCGGTCCCTTCGGCTTCGGCATCAGGATGTAGCCGATGATCATAAGGGCGATGCCAACGAGGAGCGCGATCCACATAACGTCACCAATAGGGATGGTTCCNGACCGGATTCTTCAACGGGATCCAGGGGTCCCCCCCGTAGTTGTTGATGTTGTTGTGGAGGGAGCGGCAGTCAGACATGGTGTGGTTGCAGCCCAGGAAGAGAGACACCTTCTGCCCCTCCTCTATGTCACGCAGTGGTCCAAGGAACTGCAGAAAGCCGTCGTCACGGGCATCTCGAATTGTGCGGGACTCCAGGCCAAAGCCACCCCGCCAGCGGATCATCCCACCCTTGAATTTCTCAGGTTCGATGGATCCCCACCAGCCAGCTTCAAGGACAATGCCGGTGGTCGTAACATCGACAACCTGGCTTTCGACGCCGCGCATCGTCGCGCCGCACATCGGCCCGTAGAGAACATAGGGGCAGAGATACTGCCAGTTACGGCGCAGACCCGGTCGCTTAAGTGAGATGATCGTGTTGTCGCAAGTGAGGAGCGCCTGATTACGCTCCTTAGCGACGCTCAGCACACGACCCGTCCAGATGACAAGCACCTGCTCATCGGGGTCCGTCATATGCCCCGCCCAGATAGTCACACGAACGACCTGCGGAGGGGGGAAATCCGTGAACAGGGACGACAGATCAGTGTCGACGGGCATCCTGATCGTCAGTGACGACTTGTCGTCGGTCTTACCGCTAGATCGATACGCCTCACGGGTAATCGGTCGAGCGAACCAGGTGTGACCAAGGCGCGTCAAGTCGCGATCAGCATTGGTGTAACGATACGCCAAGGCATCCTCGTCGCCATATCGAAACTCATAGAGTTCAAACGGGGCGCCAAAATCGGAGCTTTTCTCTATGGCGTCGAAACTCATAGGTCGTAATTCTCCAAGACCTGATAGCTGAGGCCGAACTGAGCGACGGAGTCAGTCACCCAATCGATCTCGAGGAGGTCTGACGCGAAGCGGACTACGAACACCCACGAGATGCCGATGAGTGATTGAGGGGTAAGCTCCTCGACGGGTAGGCGCTCCCGCACCCACAGGACCGAGAACTCCGTGTCCGGCAGCGTCTCGACGAAATCGACCGTATGGTGGTGATAGGTTCCGTCAGCCATGCGGAGCATGATGCGACGGAAGACGGTCGAGTCCTTGTAGGTGTGCCCGAACATCAGGCCGGGAATGAGGATCGCGAATCCGTTGCCGGTGATCGCATAGAACGGAACGTCGTTCTCCCACGAGGGCACAAGGAACTCGCGGTCGCGTCCCCGCATGCGGATGAAGAACTCGATGACCTCCTGAACCTCTCTATGGTCCCTGCCGAGGAACGAGGCTTGGACGATGCGTGACGGGAAGTCATAAGGCTTGAAGCTCCTCGTCGCGCCAAACCCGTAGTCCTCCTGCTCTCGCGGATAGACGTAAGTGACGTCGACCTGGTTCCCCCAGTTGGGACGCTTCATGAAGACTTCCCGCGTTCCGATCATCTCCCCCGGCGATGTCTCGGGGAACACCTCGGTGGCGGAGCCTGGATCCACCTCGAAGCGGATCGGGAGAGTCGTCACATCGCTCGTGTACCGACGAGCCTTCGGCTCCGCGCGCAGGTAGCCTTGCAGGGCCGGATAGACCCGCGCCCCAGCCGGGAAGGTGACTTGGCTTTCATCGGCAAATTGCAGATCGGTAAAGGAGAACCCGGACAGTAGTCGCGTCTCCATCCGCAGCCCATCGACAAGGAGGACTGGCAACCCTGGACGCAGCCAGTAAGGGGGGCTGTTTGGACTGGGCCACGCAGGATGGGGTTTCCCGTAACTTACTTGCCGCTGACCGGCCCCCAACGTCGAAGTGAGAACGACGTACTTCGATGGCTCCGGGATAATCGTTTTGTCAGCGAGGCCGCGCGCCATGAAGTAGTCGAGCTGAAGCTTGCTCTCCCCGTTGAAATGGGCCGTGTACTCGACATAACGCCGAGGGTAGTAACGGACGGCTCGTCGCTGCTCCGTACCGAGGCCCGAAGTAATGATGTCCGTCTTGAACTCATAGGAGACCCTCACCCGGTCCCGCCAGTTCGGGACTCCGGGAAAGATGTTGATGTCCCCACCACTCGGATAGACCGTACTGACAACCATCACGCGACTCCGAGAGCCTCGCGGAGCGTGCTGCGGTTCGCCCTGACCAAATTGATGAACGCCTGCTCGCCAACAGCGGTGGAAAGCCCCTGGCTGACGACATCGCCACTGTCGAAGGCGTTGACCACCTTCACGACCGGGGGCTGCGCGACGGTGCCGCCGTTAGCACGGTGGCGCGGATCGTTCTCAGTGAGGACCTCCTCGCCAACCTTGAGGATCGCAGGCACTTCGTCTGGCTTTAGGCCAGCGATACC